GCCGAGATCGTCGAGCGTCGGATCCCAGATCAGCGGAACGCCGTCGTGCATCGGATCGTTCATCGAACCGTCCGGAGTACCGCGGCCCTGACCCCAGCCGTTCAGCGTGTAATTGCCGTTGGCGCGGAGTTCGAGCTTGTAGCCCTCGATGAAGTCGGAACCGGCGAAGTACCGGACCTTGGTCGCCCCGGTTTTGTACTTGTTGCGCTGACGCGCTTCCTTGTCCATGAACGAGATCAGCGCGCCGCCGTTGGCGGTGTTGACCGTGATCGGACCCTGACCGCCGGCGCCGGCGTTGGCCGTCGTCGCGGCGCGGTTACGCCACCAGGTGTTCGAAACGCGGTTGAGGCCGCCCGTCGAACCCGTCGTCGGGTTGTCGAGGATCAGCGCGCGGATGCCGGCGAGAGCCTTGACGTCCGTCGAGCCATCACCATGAACGAGACGGTCAAGACTGAAGTTGTAGTCGGCCATCAGCTTCTCGTTCTTCTCGTCGAAGAGATTGGCGAGAGCCTGCATTTCGCGGCCGGACATTTCGCGGGTGCGCTGGTCCGTGCCGTTTTCGATGACATCGATGCCGTCGGTCTTGAGTTCGGTCATGGTGACGACCATGCCGATGTAGTGTTCCTTCCACGGGAAGCGAACGCGTTTGGTGCCGACCGGGTTGTAGTGGGCCAGCTGATCGTCGCCGGTGTAACCCTGGAGGGAGCCGCCGCCATAGCCGGAAGATACGGCGAAGGACACGTTTTCCTTGCCGCCGACAAACGAGCCGGCAGCGTCCTGGAACGCTTCCAGCATCGGCTTGTTCGCCAGATCCTGTTTCCAGACCTTGCCGCGGTCGAGAAAGGTTTCCAGCGTGGAGTTGTTGATATTTGCAATTTCGTCAGGTGTGAACGCCATCGTCTATGTCCGATTTAGGCCGTCCGCTTCGCAAGCTCCGCTTGGATGATATCCATGGTCGTTTTGGGCTTTGCGGGCTGGACGTTCGCTGCGGGTTGCCCCGTCGGAATCGGTCGAATGGCGGGCTTCGGAGCGGCAGCGCGAGGCGGACGATAGGTGTCCGACACGTTCTTGTAGGCCTTCTCCAGCTGCGCCTGCACGGCCAGCGGGGTGTTCGGCCTGCCTTCCGTCGCCTGAAGCCATGTGACTTCCTTCGCGATCAAGGGCATTTTCGCTTCGAAATTCGGATCGCGTGTGCGTCGATCGGACTCCCATGAAGCCACCGTCTGGTTGATCGCGGTCCCGAGTTCTTCCGACTGGCGCGACTGCGTCAAACGGTTCTCGAAATCCTGCCGGACCTGTCCGGACTGGAGCGCTGCGCGATGACGGCTGATTTCCAGCGCGGCTTCCGCGGTCAGTTCTCCGTTGTCCCGCCGCTGGCGCAGATCGTCGGGGATCACTTCCCCGGCTGCAATCAACAGCTTCTGGATGGTCGGCTTTACCAGTTTCCACGCTTCGACCGGATTCGTTTTGATCATGCCGCCGATGCGCAGAAGATCGGCGGCCTCTTCGGCGCCCAACCCCTGATCGGCGATATATTTCTCGACGTTCCGATACCGCGTGGCGTCCGTTTCGGCCGTCTTGAGCTTGGTCAGGACTTCCTTGAAACGGGGGTGCTTGTTGAACGGGACGTCGGAATATTCCGGGTCCGGCTCTTCACGGGTTTGATCGGCGGACTGCTGTCCGTCTTTCTCTGCGTCTTCGGCTGACGAGGCCGCTGCCGGTTTTTCGGCACCAACGACATCGCGGACGATGGAGAGGGTGTCTTTTTCGGCAGGTTTGCTGACGTCTTCCGCGGTGGACGATTCCGCGTTTGCAGATTGTTCGGCCCCTTTGAGGGCATCTGCGTCGTCCGCTTTGGCAGACATGTCCGAAACGACCGCTTCCTTTTCGGCGGGCATTTCTTCGATGTCATGCTCGATTTCCTGGGGCATTCTTGCTCCGTGGTTGATGTTTCAGGGAATTTACACTTTGTATGCCGTTATTTCAAGGGACTTGGTTTGAGCCAAAAGCGGCCGAACTGCCGGCCTGCGCGCCATCGTCGCGCGGCGCATTGTCGGAGCCCTGCGAACCCTGCGCATTCGGATCGCTTTCCGGACCCGCCGACGTGACCTGCGCCATGCCGTTCTGGGCCATGATCGACGGCACGCCTTCGGTCAGCGCTTCCGTCAAATCGGCCTTGTCATCGAGGCGCTTCAATGTTTCGCGTGCAAGCCAAGTCGGTTGAATTCCGGGCATCTGAAGCAGGAACGGCAGGATCTTGTTCCAGTTTTCCAACTCTATCTGCTGATTTGGCTTGCCGGACGACCCGGCTTCGACTTCCAGAAAAAGTTCGTCGGCGATCTCTTCAAGCGTCAGATGCGGCCAAACTGCACCGGGACCGGCGACGATCTTGACCTGTTCTTCGGACATTTCACGAAGCAGGATCTGCCCTGAAGCGCGCGATACGCTGGTCAGGAAGGCATCAAGATCGTCAATGCTGGACTGATCGGACGCGGCGGCCGAGCCCGCGGCAATCGCGCTTTCCGTCGCGGTCGCCTTGGCGACGCCGCCGAACTGCGCTTCGGACGAGCCGACAGTCAACTGGATATCGGTGAACAATTGTCCGGTTTCGTAAAGATTCGGGTCGACACCTGGAACCGGGACGACGTCTAACGCGTCTGAGAGCTTCAACCCTTGAGGCAGGTTAATGCCGACGACCTCAAAAGGCTCAAGGTTTGCGATATCTTTCGCGTCCTCTTTCTCAATTACCCCCTTATTGTACGAGTACCTTGGGCGTGCGGCCTTTCGGTGTTCGCGCATGCCCTGCCGGGAACGATTGTACTCTTGTTGCTGATCGACCATCAGGTGGACGTCGGACGGCGGGAAGAGATCGGTTTCGCTTTCGACGTCGTTGAACGTCAGCGCGTAGACGGGCCAAAAATCCTCAACGAATACGTCGGGTGCTGCCGGTTCACGCAGGAAATCGCCATAGCCGTCGGCGACGTAGTAAACGAGGCCGGACGCCTTGTCGTAATTTTTCCAGACGCGAACGAGCCCCTGACCGACGCCGATCGCGCGCGGCGCCGAATCGTCTTCGTCGATGTCCGTCACGGTGCCGGCGGGGTTCTTCTTTTTGTCGTCGTTCGTTCCATTGCGATAGCCGTTGTATTTGCCCCCGAGATCGACGTTGAACACTTCGCGGACCTGGTCGGGCGTGTAAAGGTATTCGATGGTCAAATGCCGCGCGCCGACAAAACCGACCAGCGATTGGGTCAGTTTATCGGGGATGATCTTCGTCGATTGATGGAATTCAATGATCAGCCCTTCGCGCAGAACGACTTCCGGTTCCATCTGCATCGAAGCGACGGACGCTTCCAGTTCCGCCATTTCCGGGTCGTCGGGCAGGATTGGGTTTTCAGTATCGGCAGTCTTCTCGACGAGGACACGAAGATGATCGAGCCGGGCGCGAAAATCGGCCAGTTTTTCCAGCGTGGCCGGACGTGGGCCCGTTTCGCGCTGAAAGGCGAGTTCGAGATACCCGACGCCAGTCGTGCAGGCCCTGCGAACGAGCTTCTTCATGCCGGTTTTAAAATCGAGCGGCTTCTGTTCGCGCATCGCCTGGGCGAACAGGATCTCCAACGTCTTGCCGACCTTGTTGATCAACGTGCGCCGTTCCATGCCTTGCTGGAAATCGGCGACGACTTCCTGGGCCTTCTGGAACGCGATCATCGCTTCCGGGGGTGGTTCGACCGCAAGACCCGGCTGACCGGTGACGGGGTCGATCTGTTGCGGCGCCTGCGCCAGCAGCATCGATGCTTGCTGGATCGTCTGCATCGCAAGCTGCAGGGACTGCGGGTTCTCGTCCCAGACGACGAAATCCATCGTCTCGCGCCGGCGGGCGACGGCTTTCGGGTTCTTGGCGTAGAGCGAGGCGGTTTTCTGCTTGACGTGGCGTCCGGCAAGATTGGCCTTGTAGTGCTCACTCGGGTATTCCGGAATACGTCCGTTGCGCGCGATGAACATGTCGCGGCGCATCTGCTTGAACGCCTTGGCGTGGAATTCGCAGTCTTCCTTGATCGTCTTCAGAATGCGTTGAACTAGCGCGGCGCGGCTCGGCGCGACGCCTTCCGTGTCGCCATCGACGCTGACCGCGATCGCTTCAGGTTCGTCGACCGGAATGTAATCCACTTAGAAGCCTCCAAGGCGCGCGGATCGGTTCTTGGCCTCGATCCACCTGTCGTTCTGTTTGAGCCAGTTGAACGTACCATGCGACGGTTGCTTCTTCAACGGGGCCTGAATTCCCTTGCCGAACATGCTTTGCAGTCCGAGACCAAGATGGGCAAGCGCATCCACGCCGTCGTCATGGGTGCCATTCGGAAACGCCAGCATTTCCTCTACCAGCTTATCCCAAATGGCGCCTTTCGGTATCCAAACCTTGCCCATGGCGACACGCGCCGCGACCGATTGTGCGCGCTGCTCCTTGTCGGCAACTGGCGTGTTCTCGACGACGTTCAGATAAATGCCAGTCTCCAGCATCCGCTTGTTTAGAAACGGCCCGATCGATTGTGAAATATGGCCTCTTTCCGCCCACCATGTGATCGGGCGATTCGCTCCGCCCCCCATCGTCAACATCGCTTCGACCGCACGGTCCGTCGGGACACGGTCCCAAAAGATATCGGTCAGATAGAGATTGTCCTGGCGGTCGACGCCGCCTTTCAAAAAACAGGACCGGTCATTGCGTTGTTTCGTGCCGACGGCGTGGTCGGACGCGGCGTAGTAGCGCAGATCGTCCGGCAAGTCCTTCATGTCGTAACGCATGATGTTTTCACGTCGAAACAAAACACCGTCGGCTACTGTCGGCGACTGTTGATAGAGCGCGGAGAAGCCGAGCGGATCGAGACGCTGTTGCGACTGCAGGAAGTCTAGGTCAAATCTATCGGGGCCGTCCGGCCATAAGGGCTCGCCGGGTTCACGACCCAGCGGGTCGTCGTCTTCCGCAATCGCTGGAATTTTGATAATGCGCCATTTCTTAGCTTCGATCGCATTGTAGTGCGGATTTTCCGGATCCGTTATACGACCCACGATGTCATCGGAGTGCCAGCGCGTCATCGTGATGATGACGAGCTTGTTGCCCATTCGACGGGTCATGGCGACTTTCGTGAACCAGTGCCAAGCCTGATCGCGAATAGCTTGTGAGCGCGCCTCTTCGTGGTCCTTGTAGAGATCGTCTATGAGAAGGCAATTATGCGCCAGAATACCGTTCACAAAAAAGCATTCGGTTTCTTCCACTTGGATGTCGTAGACAACGGCAGATCGGCATGCATCTGTAACTGAATGCGCAGAGTCTTCTTCTCGGGAGAAAAATGTGCTTTCTCGTGACAAGGTCGACACAACGTCACCAAATTCGCGACGCGATTGTTCGTCGGCTCCTCGTCTATATGATGGACCTCTAAGCTTTTCCTTGGCGCCGGCGATTGCGTAGCTGCACACAGCACGCATTTTTGCCCATCCCGCTTCAATACCAAAGGCCGTAGCTCCCGAAATCTGGATGTCGAATGCGGCGTCGTTCTGCGCGCAAACGCTCCGTCTTTCCAGCGTGGATTGTTTTTCTTTTGCATCGCCCCCGCGTGGTGGCGAGACGCACATTCCCGACCGCAGAATCGTATCGAGCTGTTCGCTGGAACGAACATTGAATTGCATCGCTCGCATGGTTTCATTCTCGCTAAGACGCGCTGCTCTAACTCCTCTCGAAGTTCTTCCTCCTTGCACGCGAGAGAGCAGAATATTCGGCCAAGTTTCGCCGTACCAAAACTGTTCCGCCTCGGCGCCGGTCCGTTGCAGCGTACACAGCGTCTTTCTCCATGTCGCCGAATATTCTCGGCACGCCCCCAACATTCGTTGGAGCAGTAGAAGGGATCGTGCCCTCGTTTGAAGTGCTTCCTTAACTCGAACGCCGTTCGTTTCAGCGTCTCGCCGCACTGCGCACACGAGACTATCGCCGCGGGCAATTGCATTCGCTTCTTTCCACTGACCTCCGGCGAAGAATCGATGATCGCCTGTAGCTTCAACCACTCGTCCAGCGGCAGTGGTGATCCTGAATAGCCTAGCTTCTGGACGAACGGCGATAGCCTTGACGTCGCGCCAAACAATTTCTCCATGTCGGAAATCATATGAAAGAACCTTATCTCCGGGACGAATGTCCTCTATCCCTTTCGGGCCCGAAGAAGTATCTACCATTGATCCAGCGGGAAAACAATGCGCGCCGCGACCTGTGAGTGCTCCGCCTCGGCCAACAAATACCAACCTTCCGCCTTGAACGGTCTGGATATTATCCTTGGCCGTTCCACCTTTACGAAGGCGATGCTCTGGGAATACTTGTCGAAACTGCGACGTATTCATAATGGCGCGAACGTCACCGCCGAAATCTGTCGCCATGGTGTCGGAATAAGCGGCAACTGCGACGTTTTTATCTGGATTTCGACCAGAAAACCAAGCTGCCAGACGTCGCGTTGCGAGTTCTGATTTTCCATGACGCGGCGGCATGCAGAAAATAAGCTGCTGAATTTCGCCCCGTTCGACCGCCTCCAACGCTTCAGCTACCTTATGGTGGTACGGGGCCGGCTGATACGTGCTTTTCTTCACGTCGTTCGGATCAGTCGGATCCGGCATCGTAAATTGCGTGAACGGTAAGAGATTGTTGCGAGCCGCAAGAATAGCCTGCTGGCGCTCCAGAAGCGAGATGCTCTTTTCGAGTTCCTTTCGTTCTATTTCATGCGCGTTCTTCTGCGTCTGTTCGGCTTCCCAATCGAAGCGCTTTCCTGTGCGTGGATTCACCCGGTTCGAAACCATTACTGTCGCGGTGGCCTTTTTTCTTCAAGTTCGGTCTTGCGTCCGCTCGCGCTGAGTACGCGCACATCGACGCGCAGCCCGTTGACGTTCTCGCCGATCGTGTCGAGCTTGGCGTTCAGCAACTCCATGAACCGATCGACCTTGACGTTCGTCGCCTCAATGCTCTTCTGCAACGCCTCGATCTGCCGTTGCTGGTTTTCCTGGTTGAACTGCAGCTGCGGAACGATATTCAACGTTCCTTCGCTTTTCTGATTATTGCGGTCGGCAATCTGAGCACGCAGAACCTGATTATCCCGGATTTCCTGAACTGCCTTCTGAACGTCGCTGATGTCGCGTTGTGCGGTCTTGACGTCTCCAGAAGTCGTCGCCCACACCACGCCAATGCCAAAAACGACGGATACAAATCCGCCGAGGTTGAACAGGTTCACTCTGGTTTTTTCGATGACTACGGGCATTTCGGGTTCCTCCGGGGGTAACGTATCCCCAGGGTTCATCGCCAGCACCTCTGTGCTTTTCCGAACCGATCGGTAGAAACGACCCAGCGGGCCAAAGGTTCTTCGTCCCGGGCGAGCGTGACGGGATTATTCACCTTCGGGGGCTTTGCCCAGCCCGCGCAATTCGTCGCATTGCTCTGGCAGGACGCCAGGAAGAGTGAGACACAGATCGTAGCTGCCAAGCTTGGCAATATTCGCATCGACATTCTGGCGGGTTTCATAGGCGTCGACCGTGTCCTTGAGTTGAGCGACGCGGCCAGCGTCGATGCCCTTATAGTAGCCAAATCCGAAAGATGCCGCAACCGCCACAATTGCGCCAAGAATTTGGTAGGGCAGCGGTATCACGCTCATGTGTTCGGCACCGCCAGATCGAGCGCGTCCTTGATCTCGTCGGCCTTTCTTTTCGCCCAGAAACGATATGCAAGGCCGCCGACGGCGACGACGAGGCCCGCGATCGTCAGGATCGCCGCGGCTTTCGCGACGAACCCGATCGAGGCATATGGCGTCAGTTGCTCCTGGGTCTGTGTAATCAATACCGACAACCCTCCGGCGCCCGTTGCCGCGTCACCCGGCGCACGAGATGGCGCGGACTTGGCGTCGGTGATCGGCGCTTTCGCCCGGCCGGTATCCGGTACCGTTGCGATCTGCGGTTCGATGCGTCCTCGCGCCCACGCCTGGCCTACGGCTCGAACGCCGTTAACGCGCGCCGTCCAGCCCTTCCCGAATGTCGGAAATGTCTTGAGCGCCCGCAGAAACGTCATGCGACGCTCGCAAATCAAGGCGATCAACCTGTCATGATCCGGATACGAGGCCGCGGCCTCGATCGTCGTCGGGCCGATCACGCCATCGGCGGCGATCCCAAGTGCGCGCTGCAGCCATTTCGCGGACTGCGAGACGCCGGAATTGACCGCTCCGTCGAACACGACATAGGAGACGCCCGCCGGCAGCTGGTCCCCCTTGATCAGATTCCAATATTTCTGCCGGTAGATCATTTCGACTTCGGCGCTGGTGATCTCCCGCACGGAACGGGACGGTTTCTTCTGGGACTTCAAAAAATCGTCGTAGACACGCTGCGTCACGCCGCGGTTCGTCGCGCCCCCCGGGTCTTTCGGGTGGTTGACGTATCCGCCTTCGTGAACCAGGACTTTCGTCAGGCTGCGTTCAAATTCGCTCATCTTCGTCTTTCTCACGCGATCTCATAGTCGAACATGTAACTCAGAACGGCGCCCGTCACGATAGGATCACCCCCATCGTATCGGCGGATAACCGCACCGTTTGTCGCCGTGACGTTACCGTGCAACGCAACACCGTTTATCAGGTCGGAGCCGCGCAGCGCTCCGTCAGCTACGCCGGCGCGCGGCGGAATCGGCAACGACACCTTGATCAGCGTCAGGGCGCTTCCCTTGGTAATACCAGAAAGCTGGCCTCTCACGGTGCATTTATGGCCTGTTGCCTCGTAACGATGCGGCCCGACCGTAATCGCGCCGAACGTGCCGGAGTTGGGCGTTACGGTCGGCGTATATTGCCGGACGATACCTTCTTCCGTTGCGCCGGCGCCCGTTCCGAGTTCTGGGGCCGGGGTGCCGTTATCCCCGTCGGAAATGAGAATCCTGTTCTTGCTGGAAGGGTAGGCCGCAGTTTCCGTGCCCTCGAAAAGCGGCGCGGTATTCGCGCTGAAAAACGTGAAGTAATTCGCCCGCGCCGAGACCGCTTCCGTCGCGGCGGCCTTGCTGCGCACTGAACGTCCGGTTCCTGTCGGGCGAAACGCCCGCATGCGGATCAGGTTGTTGTCCGCATTCGTCAGCCGCAAACCGTCACCGTTGACGTGCTGCGTATCGAGCCAGATATCGTAATTCAGACTCGTATTGGCGTTCGACGATCCCGTGAATTCGACGCAAGTGCAGTTCTGCGCGGCGCCGGCCTCCAGTTGCCGCACGATGAGCCGGATTTTCATGCGTTGGTTGTCGGCCGCCTCCCCGACATCCGTGTTCGTCACGCCGCATGTGAACAGCGCCGCCGACGATCCGACCGCGTCCTGAAGATAGAGGTCATAGAGACCGTCGCTGACGCTCTGCACTTCCAGCAGCCGCGTCGCCTGGCCGTTGCCGATCACGCGCATACCGGCAAACCCGCCACCCGTCATTCGCGGCCCTGGGGCTGAACCCGTTTCGGATGCGAAACGGGTTCTATGCCGCAGGACTGTTCCGGCAAACGCGGGAACGATCGTCAGGCCGTAGTCCACACCGGTCACGCCGTGGATAGTCGGCTGGACGGCGTTCGGCCCTCGTACCAGAACGTGCGACACGTAATTGTCGATCGGAGCGTCGAGGATGAACGCCGGAACCGCCGGGAGGATGATCTCGCCGCCGTGCCGGGCGCCCATCGCGAGGATTTGCGCGTTGACCGCAGCGGCCGTTCCCGTTCCGAAACCAACCGGCAGGGAAAAGTCACGACCGGGCATCGCGACGTTCGACGCCGCTTCCGCCGCTACCAGCGTGGATTTGAAATCCGCCGCCGGCAGCGCCGCGTCTGCCTTGTCGCTGGACGCCTGGAGTGAACTGTCCAGCTTCTCGTACGTCACCGATCCATCGGTCGGTTCGACAAGATTCGTGGTCGTCGCGAACCCTCGAACCTCGATCGCGTAGCTCTCCCCGTTCGGGCCGATCGGCGGCGGAACGTCAAAGACGATCTTCGTGCCATCGACGCCGTATTCCGACGTGGACTGCAGCTGCCCGCCGACGGTCACGATCAGGTTACGTCCCGATACCGGAGTAAACGACAGATCGAATTCGGTCGTCACGCCGTTCGAGGCGAAACTGTTCGACGGCATCGCCAGCGCCCCGGCGACAACGATGTCTTCCAGCGAAAACAGCAACGTCCAGAACGCCGTGTTCCCGGGCTGATTCGCCACCGTCGACAGATGCGACACCCGTGCCGCATAGAAAACCTGCCCGAACACGACGCCGTCACCGGCCTGGTACTGTCGGCCTTCTTCCCACGTTCCCTCGAATGAAAAACCGAGCGACAGCGACGGATCGAGCGCGTCGGGGCCGACGATACCGTTCTTCAGCTTGCCGTCCGAACGCCGTATGTCCAAGATCGCCGACACCGATGCGTTCAGCGAACGGGAGATATTGGCAAGCTCGTTATCGACCTGCGGTCCCGGCAGCGGGCGTGTCGGATTGGTCGCCTGCCAGTTCGAGAAGTTGTAATTCGGTACGTAGATCGGTGGGTTCGCCATGCAAGCCTCAATACGCCAGAATGCAGATGAACTGCGCGATCGACGGCTGCACGTTGTTATGCGTCGCGTTGCCGCCGATCTCGTTCGACGTCGCGGCCATATTCGTCGCCGCGTCCGGGCCCCTGAACACTGTATCCCCGCCGCCTCCGCCGGCGCCGCCGCCGTTGCTGATGACCGTCTGCGACGTGATCGTCGTCGGGCTCAGCGTGATCGTCGGGGTGAATTTCGGTAGTTGCGCGGTGCTCAGCGCGTGGACTTCGGCGCCGCCGACCGCGCCCAGAATATCCCCGTTCAACCCGCCTGTCTGGCCCGTCAGGCGGTTGGCCGAGACGCCGCCCATGTTGTCGACCCCGACGATCGTCCGTCCGCGGTAATCCGGCAGGCCGAACGTCGTCGTGCCGTTGCCGCCGTATGTCGATCCGTACAGCGCCCCGAGAACCGGAAAATCCGCGACGTTCAGCACCTGGCCGAATGGATACAGCCACCACGGTTCGAGCGCCGTCGGCGCGTAGGGAAGAATAAATGCCTTGCCGACGAAGATCGAACGAAGCGACGCGACCATCTCCAGCGTGGCGAACTGATCGCCGCCTTTGACCATGCCGGTTTCAAGAAAAGTCGTCATCCGCAAGTCCCGTTGATTTCGGCCACAATTTAACTGCGCTGGATGAAAATAGCAAGACAACGAAAAACCGCCGCGGAGGGGGCTTCGCGGCGGTTTTTCTGGGAGGCTGGGTGACGGAAAACATCGGAGAAACGAACCGTCGAGACGATTTATGGCGCGGCGTCGGCCTTTTGTCAATCGTCCTTCAATTCGGTCGAGCAAATCACGTCGTACGCAGTGACCGTGATCGCCAGCCAGGACAGCGAAAGAATGAAAATCGGCTCGTCGGTGAGCCAGACCGAGACGGGCCAGCCGACCAGCGAGCCCCAGAACATGCCCCACGCCAGTTTGAGGCGGAAGGAGCGGGATTTGAACCATTTCGGGGTCATTGACGCGGATCGAAACTGAATCCGATCTTCTCGAAAGTGACTTTGTCGCCCCGCGCCATGATTTCTCGGCCTTGCCACCAAATATTTTCCCCATGGGTTAAACATTCAGCCGCGGGCTCGGCGTACACGGCGCATTCGTCGCTGCCGTCAACGCACCATAGACGTCGAACAGTCTTACCGCTGCGGGTAACGAACGGGATGTTTTCTATGATACGCCCGCCGACCATCATATCCGCCCCAAAAGCAGAAGAACCAGCAAAATCACGACTACAAGACCGATCCCGCCGCTTGGAGCATAACCCCATCCTGCGGAATAACCCCAGTTCGGCAACGCGCCGATCAGAATCAGCACCAGAAGAACGATCAGGATCGTGTAAATCATGCGAAATCGGCCTTCTTTCGTCGTTTGAAAAGGGAGAATGGCGCGTTGCGGGCTATTCGTCAAGCGCCGGTGTTGGCGAACTCGCCTCGATTCTCGCGGACGAAGGCGCAATAAGCGTCGTGGGCTTCCTGTTCAGTGACGAATCGACCAAGATGGATTTTTCGATTGCCGTGGTTCACGCTGGCGGTCCAGCGACCTCTGTCGAAGAAGGCGCCGCGAAGCTTGTCGGGTCTCGTAGTTTTAAACTTATTCCACGAGTTTTGCGCATCTGTAGCGGGGCGAAGGTTAACGATCCGGTTATCCGAAGTATCGCCGTTGACGTGATCGATGATGCGGTGCCAAGTGTTATTCGCCAGCGCAAAAGCTACTCGCCCGGCGGTCAATCGATAGCGTCGACCTTCGTGACGGACTTCCGATCGCCCGTAGCCTGTTCCGTCTATCGGAAAGGCAGGTGCGCCTGCGTAACGCTGGTTCCAGTAAAACCAATCGTCGTCTCGCGGAAAATGGGACCGCGGGCGTTTCTGCCAGCGAATAACACCGGTGTTGGGATCGTAAGAAAAACACTCGCGCAGAAATGAAATCGGGAGTATCTGTCGTTCAGCCATTGACGCACCTCATTGCGTTTCGGGTCAGGGAGCCGGTTCGTGTTAGCGCACGGATCGGCTTCTGCGTTTGTAGCGGATGCTGGCGGAAATGTCCATGCGGTGCGGGCGTTTCGGGGCCGATACAGATTGTCCGAACGTAAAATTTTACGAAATTTTTGTATGCGACGTCGACGCGGCCCTGGCGCGATCGATTCGGACTGACCGGGGGCGGGGTGCCGACCCCGGCACGGGCCGACCCGCCCTCCGAGCCGTGCCAACTCCGTTCCTTACACTGTTGCACCATCAATGTTGTCAATGGCTTAGCGCTTGCGTTTGGTAGCAGGCTGGTAGCGGATCACTCAAAAGCGCCCGCTTCAGGCGCGTCGTCGACATGTTCGACAATCGGCTTAGCCAAGCTCGCCAGCCGATCCTGCAGCATCGCCATGCGGTCTTTCAGTTCGTCGGCCGTCATGTCGGCCATGTCCTTCTGCGCGGCGCTCTGCGCGTCGTTAAACACGCGATCCGTAACGATCTTTGCGGCCGTGACGCGGCTTCCCCACGGCACGCCGGCGTGGTCGAGATCGAGCGCGGCGCGCAGAACGTTGATCGCCATCGGCAGCACTTCGTTGTGCAGGCGCGCCAGTTGTTGCTTGCGGATTTCGGCTTGCACTTCGGGCTTGGACAGATTGTTCGATGCGCGCGGCCCGGGATGCCGATAGCCGGCAATTGCAGCCGCATAGACCGGATTTCCAGTCGCCGCAACACCCGATGCGAATTGCCGTTCCTGGTCGGTTAATCTGCCGTTATGGCGAGGCATCCTTGCTCCATTCGATTGTTTCGGTTCCGTAACGTACTTAACGGCTTACAAAATTACGCGATCCGCAGGGAAAAATCAAATCACCCATTGACAGTGTTTTAATTTCGGCATACATAATTAATCACACGCAACGGAGAACACGAAAATGCTTACTCAGGCTCAACATTACGAACAAACCCGCCGCGACGTAGCCGCCGTAAATCAGCAGTTCATGGAACTGGTCAACTGCAAGGAAAATCCGATGACCAAGCAGGATCTGATCGCGAATATCGCTCGGCGCCCGAGCTTGTGGAAACGCTTTGAAGGTTTCATCGATTCTCTCCCTGACGCATAAACCGACCCACACTAAACCCGCTTCGGCGGGTTTTTCTTTGCCCGTTTCACATTTCGACAAATTGTCTGTTGACTTACGTTTAATTTCGGCATACATAATTAAACACACGCAACGGAGATCGCGCCATGTCTGACCTTTCAACCCTTTCCGCCAAGAAGCTCCACGAAGTCATCGAGCGCCGCAACGCGCACTGGAAAGCAACGCTCGACGCCACGATCGCCGCAGGCATGGGCGGGCTTCGCTATTCCGATATCGTCGAGCTTGCGAAAGGCTCTGCGTTGCTCAACAAGACGCAACTGGCTTTGAACTACCTCAACGCGCGTCACGACTGGACGGTCGCTATGGATGAACTTGACGCTCGCAAAGCCTATCACGGTGGCGACAAGCCGATTAAGCGTCCGAAGACTTACTAACCGAAAGGAAACTTCTTATGCAGCAACCAATAATCGCAAAGATAAACGACGCTGAAGGCGTTTGCTTGGACGGGAAATGGAAAGCTTGGCTATTCCGCCTCGCGCCCAACGGTGAATGGGTGTCAGTCCGTAAACTGGAAACTATCGACCCGCCAAAACCTTTCTGGCTTCGCTAAACCCGCTTCGGCGGGTTTTTCTTTGCCCTTTTCACATTTCGACATTTTGTCTGTTGACTTCCGTTTAATTTCGGCATACATAATTAAACATCGAAACGCCAATACGGAGAAACGACATGGCTACTTACTTCCACGGTACGACGCAACAAGGCCTCGACGCCATTCTGTCGGGCACAGGTAAGCCTTCCGGTCCTTGGACTTGCAGCGATCAAGACCGCATGGCGTATCTGTGGGACGCTGAAGCGATGATCGAAGGTGAAGGCTTTGACGATAACTACGGCGTCATTCAGCAAGCTTTCGAAAGCGCACAAGCGCAAGCTGCAATTCTCGCCGAAGATACGACGCTTTACGTTCTCGAGCTGAACATAGACGCCGACACGGTCGAGCCCGACTATTCTTGCGAAAACATGTCCTACGCCGTCACCATCAACGAAGACGCGCTAAAAGGCGCTATCGTTCGCGCTTATCGCTGCGAGTTCTCCAAGTGGGACGCCCCCTTCCTTCTCGCCGGCTTGCTGGACCGTGAACACTTCGCCGAGGGCAACGTCGAAGACGAACGCTTGCTCGTTCTGGCCCGTTCGCTCGCCGGGCAGGACGTATATCGCGACGACCTCCACGAATTCGAATGGGAAGAATGCAATATCGGTCGCCTGGAGTTAGTCGCAGCATGATCAAGGACATCGCCTCACTCGCCGCGCTCACAACATTCGTGTTCGCCCTCATTCTCATCTTGCCGTCACTGGCTTAACCGGAGAAACGTCATGCAGCTTTACATCGACATAATTCAATCCGTGTCTATCATATTTCTCGCAATAGCTATCATCCGGATATCGACACGATGATCCACTGGCTCGCCGCGCTGGCGCTCTTCTCGCTCGGGTTCGCATTTCCCGCTTGGGCCTTCGCCAAAACATCCGAAGCGATCGTCAAGCACATCACGCGCCGTTAAATTCGACATACGAAACCCGCAACGACATGGACGGCGTTGCGGGCTTTTCTTTGCGTCAACCAAGATGCTCCCGAATCTTATCCGCAGCGATACGGGCCTCTTCAACTGCAGCTTTCCATGTCGCTATGGCCTTTTGTGGTTTTCCGTCTTTCACTGGTCGGACAGTTCGAGACCCTTCGAGCATTCTCGCCAGAAACTCGAAATGCTCTGCGCTCAATTTCAGCATACCTTTATCCGTCTGTTTCATTCGGCCTTTCTTTCTTCGTTGATCAACATACAGATTGTACACGTCGGTTCGTAAGCTGGTGTGGTTCGCTTTGGCGCCGTCAAGACGATACGTCGTACGTTGGTTATACGTCGGTTCCCTATAAGGGGGAACCGACGTACTGACGTGTAACCAACGTTTTACGACAATCTGTCTTTTCTTGACCGTTACACGTCGTTTAATACGTCGTTTCAAACCGACGTGTAAACCGACGTGTAAACTCATTCAAAAGCCCCTTTTTCGACACTTTGTATGTTCGAAACAACGTAAAGACGGTTGTTCTTGTTCTTCGCGTCGTAGCGCATTTCCTCTTTCAAGACGTTTTCCTTCAAAAGCGCCTTGAGAATTTGCTTCACTTTGCCCTTGTCTTCGTCCTCGTCCAGGTCATATCCGTACGCCATGGCGATTGCGCGCCCCGCCCACGCATCGCCAGCGCGCACGTCGCGCTTCCATTCGCCCGCATCGATAAGAGACACCAATTCGGCCTGTTGGTTTCGGTCCCCACTATTCGAAACGACCGCATCGAGCTTGGCGATTGTCACGACACCGACACTATCGCCGTCTGCCGCGCGCTCGAACGCATCCGCGCCTTCACCATTGCCAAGCTGCACGCTCTTGAGGTGGAACCACTCCGATTCGCCGCCCGCCTTTACGAGCGCCAGGTTGTTCTTTGCGTCTCCAAATTTGAAATAAGGCCGAATGTCAGGATCCAAACCCAGCTTGGTTGCTTCAGCTCGCGACATCTTCGACAACGCCTTCGCCGAACGCGAGGTCGCCAGCAAAGCGCCGGCGCCACGGCTGTCTTCGACCGTCACGTCGCTACCATTCAGCTTCCTGACGTGATGGACAAGCTCTATAGCCGATTGCGTCAGATCCGATATCTTGGCCCATTGCTTCGTGACCAGATCAATAGCGGGGTTGTCGTTCTCGGGGACGCGATGCGACGAGATGAACGGGTCAATGATCATGACATCGACGGAACGCGCACGAATGGCCGCTACAACGGCCTCTGCCATAGGCTTGGCGAGTTGCGTTCCATCCTTGCCGATCGTCGCCATGATGATCTCTTGCTCTCGTCCAGTGTCGAGATAGAAGCGATCACCGATATCTTCGGGCGTTATGCCGTAGTGCATGATCGCCGCAGCGGCTCGCCGCTCCAACTCGTCAATCGGGTCTTCTCCGTTCCACAGCCAAACCGTACCGTGGACTTTGGGTGTAACGCCCAGCAAAGGCTTGCCGGATGCGATCGCCAGCGCCTCAACGATCTTCAGCGCCGTTTTGCCGACGCCTGACGGCGCGACCGTGGCCGAGACGAATTTGCGATAGTAATGCTGGCCGTATATTTCCTGGCGTTTCTGTATTTTCGACGGCTCGACCCATGAATACGGTGTAGCGGTTAAAAGCGGTTTAGATGAATTTTGGGACGATGGGGGGCTTGTTTCGAACAAGCTCTCACTGTGCTCCGCCGGCTTCCAGTCCGGTTCCGCCCACATATTGGCGCTGATGGTCTTGCCCGCGTCGCCCGCATGTTCGATCAGCTTGGAGCCGCCGACGCGGAACGGGCCTTTCATGCGCCGCCAGTCGGCTTCCACCACGTCCGGATCGTTCTCGCCGTCCTCCCAACGCTGCGCCCATTCTTGATATAGCTCCAACGCGTCCGTCTCGTGCTCGGGGCCGGCAGCGGCCTTGATCGCATAGCCGTAATCCCGATACGCCTCGCGCGTCGGAAATTGGGCCGATGTGTTGCGGGTTGCTTTCACGACCTCGCGCAGCGTGTCGATCGGAAGACGCAGGCTGTTCTGGTCTATGTCGGTTGCTGCGCCTTCTTTGACGATCTCCGATGCCGCAGGCAGAAACGGCTTGACAGCCTCCAGCAACGCCAGCAGCTGCGTGCCGGGAATGAAAGGTAGCTCTTCGTAATTCGGTACTCCCGCCGGCCAGCGATACGGCTGGTTCGTTGTCGGGTGAATGCCATGCGCGACGAACTGCCGTCCTTCGGCCAATATCTCGATGCGGTCTTGCAGCGAGCCCTTGGCGTTGCGTTCGCCGAACTCGATGCGGGTGTATTGGAAATCCGCATCGGTGCGGCACAAATAGCCTGCCTTCGGGTAATTGCCGATGCGCACGGGCAGATCGCCGAACATGGTGTGAATGGCCGTTTTGATCTTGTCAGCCCATTCCGGGTTCTTCGTGTCCGCGTCGATCAGAACCAGGCCATTGCCAGTCTTGATACCGACACCGGCGCCCATGGCGTGCCAGCGCGCGACGTCTTGGCCGGTGGATTCATGCGCAACGAAGTCGAATCCAGCCCAAGTCCCGTCCGGCCATTTGGTGCCGGGGATCTTGCCTCTGGCGTCGTCACCGGCGGCAATGCGCTTCTTGATGTTGGAGCGATCCGAGATCGGCGCGCCGGGCGGGATGATCGGGCACAGCCGACGGTAGCCTTTTGACCAGATGGCTTCGAACTGGTTCGTCTTGTCCAACATGATCATTCCACCGCCTCTACAAAACCTTTCGCGGCAGACACGACGTTCTCGATAAATTTGGCGAGATTTGCGTCTCTTTTATCGGCCATGTTTGGTACTGCGTCCAACACTGTGACTAACTGGTCAAACGCCTTCGCCTTTCGACGAAGGCGCGCCAGATGCTCTTTGTTGTACTGAGCCTGGGATTTGCGCATTTTAAGCGACCGCTTTTCTTGAACTACGCGACAACCAGAGAATCGGCAAAGCCGCCAATGTCATCCACATCTTTCCGACGACTTGGCCGGCAATGAAATCGAGTGAGCCAAAGGCGACAAGGAGGAAGACGGCGCTATCCACGACCGCGCCGGCCAGACCGCTGAGAAGGACAGCAAGCCAAAGCCTGCGTTCCCGAAGCGGAGCATATACGGCTAGGTCCGCCAGTTCCGCCAGAAGGAAGGCCAGTACAGAGGCTATCAACAGCGCGGGAGCGGCGAACACGGCAGACAGTACGCCACCTACCCCGATGGCGATCAGAGCGGCCTTTGCGCCGCCTGCCTCATGCACCATGTCCCGCAGGACAAGCGAGGCGCCGACGACGAGAACGCCGCTCGGGGCAGTGAGGCCAAAGCCGACCGGTAGAAGGCACGGCCCCTGCGGAATGCAGACAGTACCGACATTTCCGATCATCCAATTGGCGAGCGGGATAGTGGCCGCAAAGGCGGTAGTGAGGGCGATTGTCTTACGCATAGCGGTGTTGCGCCGGAGCGTCCTTCGGATTGGAGAGATTTACGCGGATGTCGTTGGCGAGTTTCGGGTTTTTCTCTTCTTTGAAGGAAGCATAGGCCCAAAGCGCCTTGACCGCTTCAGGGTCACTGCCGTCGAACGACAGGACCATGTATCGACGATCAGAAGGGATAGGC